TCGCGTACGATCGTTGGCGGATCGAGGATTTGTTGCGCGAGTTTGATCGGATCGGTTTCAAAGCCTACAAGGCCGCCGGCGAGGACGAGCCCGGCAAGCCGACCAAGGAATTACCGCGCGACGGCTTGCGCCTGGTCCCCTGGGGCCAAGGTTTTAAGGACATGGCGCCGGCGATCGACGCGCTCGAGTCCGCGGTCGTCGACGGCAAGCTCGTCCATCCAAATAACCCATGCCTCAATTGGAATATGGCGAACGCGATCGCGGTCATGGACCCGGCCGGCGGCCGCAAGCTCGACAAGGACAAATCTCGCTTTCGGATCGACGGCGCCGTCGCGCTCGCAATGCTCATGGGCTTGCGCTCGCGCGAGCGGCTCCGAAAGGTCGTTGATTTTGAATCGCTTATCGGTTGAACCAAACAAGGAGTCACTATGAAATATCTTGCTGCAATGCTCGGCGCCGCGCTCTTGCTCGTCGCTCATCCCGCGCGCGCCGATACCGTCAACAATCTCACGATCGGGGCGTTGCCAAACCCGGTCCCGCAATCGTTGAGTAACCCGTGCATCATTTGTGGCACGACGGCACCGGGGCAACCGGCGAATTTCGGTTACAATAATTTTTCCAATACCGGCAGCGATACGAGCTTTAATACTTTCTCGACCGACATTCTCGGCGGCGGCCCGTTGCTCGGCAACCTGGAAGCCAATGCGTTGCCGTATAGCGGCGCGTTGCTCGACGCTTTCTTGCAAGGTGCCGGCGACGTCTCGCTCAAATTTGGCGTCGCGATCGACGTCAATACCGCGCATAACGGCGAGACGCTTGAGCAATTTCAATTGATCGACCTGTCGCTTCCCGCCGGCCAACGCGTGATCTTTGATATCGACGGCCCGATCGCGTTGCCCGATATCAACAACGGCAACGGCAAGGGCGACTATCTGATTACCGGCTTTGACCTTTCCAACGTGAGCGCCGGCGACCTCTTGCTGTTTCATGCGTCATGGTCGGGCGCGTCCGACGGCGCGGAAAGCTTCTATATCGTGCCGACGCTGGCCGCGGCCGAAACGCCGATCCCCGGCGCCGCCTGGTTATTTGCATCCGGCCTTGCCGGCTTTGGCTTGTTCTTGCGCCGCCGCAAACCGATAGCGGGCCGGACCTGACTCGCTATTGCTTGCGTCGCGGTCCCGCTTCCCTTTCCCACCCAAAGGCAAAGCGCCACAACCGCGGCGCAAGCATCAATTCCTGACAACCACGGAGTCCACTATGCCACTCGCGATCGTTGACGGTCCAACCATCCTCAAGGATGAATCGCTTTCCGACGGCGTCGATTGCTCGGCCGGAACGATCATACGGATCACCGTGCCGCAAGAGTTCACCGACGCAAATTTGACGTTCCAGGTTTCGACCGACGGCAATTTCTATAACGACCTTTACAGTAGCGACGGCCAGGAAATCACCATTGCGCCCGAGCCCGACACCGCGGTCATTGTCTCCGAAATCTGGACGCGCTCGATCGCGTTTATAAAATTCCGCTCGGGGACGCGAATGCACCCGGTCGCGCAAGAGGTCGATTGCAAGTTTGCCATTGCGATCGAAACCCCATGAAAACGCTCGCCGCCATCGTCGGCGCGTCGATCGTGCTCATGCCCGCGCACGCGCGCGCGCGCACGCATGTCGTGATCCACAAGCGGCCGCCCGTCGTCGCAACGCAACCGGCGGCGGCGCCGCTTGTGATCGTGCCGCCGATCGCGGTCGCCTTTGACCTGATCCGGCGAACGTCATGCGATCCGGCGGTTGCGGTGGCGACCGGCCCGAACGATCCAGGGTTCACCTCGCACCCGATCGGCAATTATTTGGTGCCGGCGATTTACCGGAGTGAGTGTCGCGCGACGCCGAAATGATTCCGACCAGCGACGCCGGATTGATCCTGCTCGTGCTCGTCGTTAGCGCGGCGATCATCCTCGGCGTTTGGTTTTCCGGTTACGGCAATTGTTGTTAGGAGTCGAAACCTATGGCCGACATTGAACCACCGGACGACGACGAAAATTATATGGATTTTATGGACCGTTGCACCGACGACAACGACGAGGATGCCTGTCAAACGGTTTGGGACGACGCCCAAGACGAAAAGGCCGGCGGGCGCGGCGCGCTCGTCCGCAAGACGATTGCCGCCAAGGCCGACGGCCTCGATTTTGTCTTATCCGACGAGACGCCCGACCGCATGGGCGAGATCATCGCCGCCGCCGGCTGGCAATTGGAAAATTTCAAGAAAAACCCGATCGCGCTTTTCGGTCACCGGAGCGATTTCCCGATCGGCAAATGGAAAGAGTTGCATGTCGAAAAAGGCGCGTTGCGCGGCAACCTTGAGCTCGCGCCGGCGGGCACGAGCGCGCGGATCGACGAGCTCCGCAATCTGATCGAGGCCGGCATCCTCAAGGCCGTTAGCGTCGGCTTTGCGCCGATCGAAAAGCAACCAATGGACGAAAAGGCCGATCGGTTTTTCGGCCCGTTCAAGTATCTCAAGCAAGAGCTCGTCGAGTGTTCGCTCGTTAGCGTCCCGGCTAACCCGAACGCGCTCGCCGTCGCTAAGTCTCTGAAAGTCTCCGACGACACGTTGCGGATGGTGTTTGCCAAGCACGGCATACAAAACACCGCGCGCGCGGATCGCCGTAACGGCAAGCAAGCCGAAACCTCGCTCACACGAAAGTCAAAACCCATGACAACGCTTGCTCAAAATATTATCGACGCGGAAAAGCGGTTGCTCGCGAAAAAGGACGAGCTCGGCGCTTTCCACGACGGCAAAGGCGACGGCAACTATACCGACTCCGATATGGAAACGGTCGGCAAAGCCAACGCCGAAATCGCGCACGAGCAAAAGCTCCTCGCGACCTTGCGCGATTCCGAGAAAAACCTCGGCGCGCAATCCGACGACGGCGGCCGCGCGGTGATCCCGGCCCATGCCGCCAAGGCCAACGGCTCGACCGCGATCTCGACGGCGCGCCCGTTTAGCCTTGCGGCGAAAAAGGTTTCGCCGCTCGACTTGCTTTGTCGGGTCGGCGCTTTGCAGGTCGTCGCGCACCGCGAACGCAAGTCGGTCGACGAGATTCGTCGCATGGTTTACGGCGACGACGAGGCGACCAAGGCCGTGCTTGAATGGCAAATGAAGGCGGCGAGCGCCGCCGCCATGACGACGGTCGTCGGATGGGCCGCCGAGCTCGTGCAACAAATCGTCGTTGATTTCATGGCGACGCTCTACCCGAAAGCGATCTATCCGCGCTTTTCGGCAATGGGCCTATCGCTCACGTTCGGCCGCAACGGCAAGGTCATTATTCCGACCAGGTCGCGCACGCCGACGATCGCCGGCTCATTCGTCGGCGAGGGCTTGCCGATCCCGGTACGCCAGGGCGCTTTCACCTCGCAAAGCCTCACGCCGAAAAAAATGGCGGTTATCACCACCTGGACGCGCGAGATCGACGAGCATTCGATCCCGGCGATCGAGGGCTTACTCCGCGACGCGATCCAAACCGATACGGCAATCGCGCTCGATAGCGTCTTGATTGACGCCAACGCGGCGACAGCGATCCGGCCGGCCGGCATCCTCAACGGCGTCTCGGGCTTGACGCCAACCGCCGGCGGCGGCTTTGCGGCGTTAACCGGCGATATCAAGGCACTCTCGGGCGCCTTGCTCACCGGCACGCTCGGCAACGTGCGGAATCCGGTTTGGCTCATGAATCCGCAACAAGTGAATAGCGCGGGCCTCGTCGCCGCACCTGGCGCCGGCGTGTTCCCGTTCCGCGACGAAATCAGTCGCGGGAGCTTGGGCGGTTGGCCGATCATCGATTCCGGGACCGTTCCGCTCGGGACCGTGATCGCCGTCGACGCCGCCGACTTTGTGAGCGTCACCGGCGACGGGCCGCGCCTGGAGGTTTCGGATACCGCGACACTCCACATGGAGGACACAAGCCCGAGCGACATTTCGACGGCGGGCTCGCCGGCGGTCGTCGCCTATCCGGCTAAGAGCATGTTTCAAACCGACATGCTCGCATTGCGGCTAATCATGCCGATCAATTGGACGATCCGCCGCACCGGAACGGTTGCTTGGATGGCGGGCGTTACTTGGTAACACCGGAAAAAGAGCGGGCCGGATAATTTCCGGCCCGCATAATTTCCGTCTCTCTTTTGCAACAGAAAGGCAAGCCAATGACCGACACCGAGCAAACAAAGGCGGCGAAAACCAAACTCGCCGACGACAAGGCCGCGCGCGAGAAAGCGAGCAAGGAACGCGAAAAGGCGGCGGCCGCAACGACGCCGACGCCGACGCAAGAGGAAAACGACCTCGCCGCCTCGGGCATCCCCGTCACCGAGCACGAGGACGACGGGAGCGGTCCCGATCCGAACGCACCGCAAGCCAAAGACAAGCAAATGGCGGCCGACAAGCCGGCCGGCTATCAAACCAGGACCGCAACGGCCAAAGCATGACCGTCCGCGGGTTTCTCAACCGCGTTGCGGGCCGGGTCATTGGTAAAGCCGAGGGCGATTACCGTCCCGGCCCGTATTACTTGCCGGTCACCGGCGGATGGCTCCCCGACGGCGCGCCGGATAATTGGTGGCAATTGGGCTATACGCCGGTCACCGGCGGACAATCGGCGATGGTCGAGGCGTGCGTTTCGGCCTACGCGCAAACGGTCGCCATGTGTCCCGGCGACCACTGGATTACAAACGACGACGGCGGGCGCGAGCGGGTAGAAACGAGCGCCTTGTCGCGTTTGTTGCGGCATCCGAACGACTACCAAAGCATTTCCGATTTTCTCCTCAACGCGACGCGCGGGCTTTACTTGACCGGCAACGCCTATGCGTTGGCATTGCGTAACGATCGCTTTGAGGTGTCCGAATTACACTTGATGAATCCCGACTTGTGCTATCCGCGCGTCGCCTATAACGGCGAAATATTCTATACGCTCAACGGTAATGACGTCATGGCGATGCGGCTCAATAGCCCGCAAGACCTGATCGTCCCCGCGCGCGACGTCCTGCACATTCGTTTGCACACCGAGCGCGTGCGGTTTCCGACGCCGCTCCTCGGCGTCTCGCCGCTGGTCGCCGCCTATTCCGATATCGCCGTTACCGCGGCGATCGCCAGGCAACAAACCTCGTTCTATCGCAATGAGGCGCGGCCCTCGGCCGTGCTTTCGACCGACCTGGTGCTCGACAAGGACCAGGTTACGGCGTTGCGCGATCGTTGGAACGAGCAAGCGCGCGGCATGAACCAGGGCGGCACGCCGATATTGACCGCCGGCCTCAAGGTTCAACCTTGGGCAATCGCCGGCAAGGACGCGGCGACCGCGGAAATTCTCAAATTGAGCAACGAGAATATCGCGCTTGCGTTTCGCATTCCGTTGCAAATTCTCGGGCTCGCCGGCGGCCCGGTCAACTCGACCGAAATTCTTATGCAATCCTGGATCGCCTCGGGCTTGGGCTTTTGCCTCAACCATATCGAGGAAGCGATCGGCCTATTGTTCAAGCTCGACGGCCAACCTTACGAATACGTCGAGTTTGATACCGCGGCGCTCTTGCGCTCGGCCTTTAAGGACCGGATCGAGGGCCTCGCGCGCGCGGTGCAAGGCGGCATCCTGGCGCCCGACGAGGCGCGTGCGTTGGAAGGTTACGCCAAGGTTCCTGGCGGATACGGCAAGGAGCCGCGAGTCCAGCAACAAGTCGTCCCGTTGTCGGCCGCCGAAAAGATACCGGCGGCACCGGGACCAGGCGCGCCGCCGCCGGCGCCGGCGCCTGGAAACGGACAAGCGCAAAACGAGGGCTTGAGCGATGGCGAACGAAAACGCATCCGCCGAAACATCCGAGCACAACACCGCAATACTCGGCTCGCTTGCTGATTTTGTCGTCGAGGAGATCGCGAGCGTCGCCGGCCAGGCCGAGCGCGAGCGCGACCTATTGCTTGCGCGCAAGTTAGCCGAGCTCAACCAACGCGAGGCCGAGCACGAGCTCCGCTTGCACAAGCTTGAGCAAGAAATTCGCAACCGCCTCGCGAGCTTGCGCGACGGCGAGAAAGGGGAGCCCGGTGACAAAGGCGAAAAAGGCGAACAAGGCGACAAAGGCGAGGCGATCAAAGGCGAAAAAGGCGATCCGGGCACGCCTGGCGAAAAAGGCGAAAGCATCCAGGGCGAAAAGGGCGCGCCCGGCGAAGCCGGCCGCGACGGAAACAACGGAAGCAACGGAAACGACGGCGCCGTCGGACCCGCCGGCGCTTGCGGACTAGATGGCCGCTCGTTCACGATCCGCGATACTTACGACCCGACCGAAAACTACCTTGAGCTCGACGTCGTAACGCTTAATTCAACCTGGTTCATCGCGCGCAAGGACGCGCCCGGCGTTTGCCCTGGTCCCGATTGGAAGGCCGGGCCGACCGGCCGGCGCGGCGAGAAAGGCGAACGCGGCGAGCGCGGGCAACGCGGCGAGCCCGGCGCAACCGTCCGCGTTGTCGAGTGGGATATCCGCGCCAAAACTTATGAGGCGTTTCCGGTCATGAGCGACGGCACGCTCGGGCCGCCGATCCCGTTGCGCGCGTTGTTTGAGCAATACCAGGCCGAGGCGCGCTAGATGCAATCGACCATCGTGGTTACGACGCCGGCGACGTCGATCGACCTGATCGAGCTCGACGAGCTCAAGCGCGCGCTCAACATTACCGCGACCACAAGCGACGCGATGCTCGCCGACCTGATTACGCGGGTATCGGCGCAAATCGCCGCTTATTGCAACAACCGGGTATTCGGTTACGAGACGGTCGTCGAAACCTTTACCGAATTATCGACCGACGACAAAAACCGGCTATTCCTGGCGCGCTATCCGATCCCGCAAGACGACACCGGGATCACCGCGCTCACCATTAACGGCGCCGCGCAAGCCTATCCCGACGGCCTCTTGCTCGACTCGCTATGGGGCAAGCTGACATTGCCGAGCGGGGTTTATGTCGAGCAAACAATTATCGAATATTCCGGCGGTTATCATTTGCCCGACGAGGCGCCGCCGGCGTTAAAGCAAGCCGCGGTTATGCTCATGCGGGAAGCCTATTACGCGAGCGTCCGCGGCGACGCCACGGTCCGCATGATCGGACACAAGGAATCCAGAATAATTTATTTCGATCCTAATTTGCTGGCGCGATCGAGCGGCGGCGCCGGCACCGGTGGCACGCCGGCGCAACGCGCGGCGCATGATCTCTTGACGCATTTCACGCGCTACGAAGCTTGACCCGTGCCGGAAAAATCGACGTTTAACATTACGATCGAGCCCTCGCTCGACAAGGTCAAACAATTCTTGACCGACGCGCTCCTCGCCGACCTCGAAAAGCTCCATCCCGACGAGGTCGTCGTTATCCGCGGCGTCCGCAAGTCGTGGAAAAAACGATACAAGGATACCGACCTCGTCAAGATCGTAACGGCCAACGACGGCCGCGTGTGCAAACACTGTCAAGACATGGTCGCGCATAATCCGTATTCGTACGGCGACGCCAAGAAACAATTGCCGCACCATCCTGGTTGCCGTTGCCAAATCCGATCGTTGCGCGCGACCGATCCGGCGTACCTGGCGCAACCGACCTTCAAAAAATTCGGCACCTATATGCGGGTCGCCGTCCGCAACGCGGTCAAGCACAAAGGCAAAAAAGTCCCGCAACGCGGCGCCACGATTACCAAGCTCCGCAAGCGCGGAAAGCGGTTCGTCGCGCCGAGCGGCTATCGCGCGATCAAGGTTTACAAGCGGCAAAAAGGCAAAGGGTAAACGATGCCGGTCGACTTTTCCGCGCAAGTCTATTTGCCTTGTTTTGATACCTTTGCGCGTGTGATCCAGGTCACGCCGATCGTCGGCCTTGCCTACCAGGCGCGCGGCATATTCGATACCGTTTCGATCGACGTCGTCGCGATCGACGGCTCGATTATTTCCGAGCAACGCACCATCCTCGACGTCCGCGACAACGAATTTGGCGCGTTGCCGATCCAGGGGGATTTAATTTTAATTCCGGCCGACGGCACCTTGCCCGACGCCGGCGCCTGGGAGGTGATCGACACGAGCCGCAATGGTGGCGGCGAGACGACGCTCACGCTGCGCAAGCTCATGCCCAAGACACCGCTTAAATTGGTCAAGCCGGCACCATGACGCAAACGCCGGCGTTGATCGTGCGCGACGCGATTTACGATCGCGTCAAGGCGATGCCGTTCTTTGGCGGCTTTACCTTTGCCAAAAACAAGATGATGCGAATACAAACGCAAGACCTACCCTATTGCGGCGTCTATCTGATTAACGAGCTCCTCGTCCCCGAGGGCGATTCAAACGCCGGCGATATCCGCTTGCGCGATAGCGCGCGCTACGGCTTTTCGGTGATCGTGCTCGACAACGAAAACGAGGGCGGCGAGGAAACGCTCGACCAGGCTTTCGCCGAGATTACCAACGGCCTGTTATGCGATACGACGTTGACCGGCTTTAATCACAAGCTCTTGCAAGGGATCACGCGCGGCGAGCGTACGCACCTCTATGGCTCGGTCGCGCTCGACAACGAGACGCCGATCCTCGAATTGCAATTCGACATGACCGCCGACCTCGGCACCGCGATATTCAAGCCGACCATAACCGACGACCTTATCACGCTGCATATCGACGCGCGGCCGATCCAGAATCCCGACGCGCCGATCGTCGAAATGGAATGGAATATGCAAACCGGGGAAATCAATACAACCAAGCGAGGACGCAATGGCAAAAATAAGAGTCACGCCAAACCGCGACGATCTCCCGCCGCATCCGATTGACGGCAAATTGCCGCCCGAGGGCGGCGAGTGGACCGCCGATCAATATACGTTCCGGTTGATCCGCGACGGCGACATTACCGAGGTGCCGCCCGAGGGCAGCGGCGACCCGCAACGTCGAGCACCGCCGCCGGCCGATCACGGCGACGATCCAAAACGGAAAAAATGACGACCGACTACGTCGTCTATTGGTTGTTTGATGAAACATGCGTAACGCCCGAACACGACGGCTATGTCGGGGTAACTCAAGACATTAAACGGCGAACGGGCCAGCACCGTCGGCGCGGCGGGTTTCCGCCGGGCTTTGAGGTAAGGGTTCTAAATCAAGGGACGCTCGCCGAGTGTCGCGCCGTCGAGTGGCGGTTACGGCCGGCGTCGTTCATTGGTTGGAATTTGGCGGTCGGCGGAAAGCCGTCGGTTAATCATACCGAGGCGGTGCGCGCGAAAATAAGGGCGGCGAGGCGTCGGCAAACAATATCTGACGAAACGCGCGAAAAACTGCGCGCCGCATCACGCGGTCGGACAAATAAAGGCCGGCTCGGTCAAAAGAAATCGCCGGAAGAAATCGCAAAGATTGCAGCGGCGAACATTGGTCGAAAAGCATCGGAAACAACGCGCGTAAAACAGGCCGAAAAAAAGCGGGGCAACAAACATCGGCTCGGCAAGTATCACTCAGAAACGACGCGCGAAATAATTCGGTTCAAGAAAACCGGCGTTGCGGTTCACAGCGAACAGCACAAACAAATACTCCGCGATCGTTGGATTGGTAACTCACTCACTAAAGGTCAACCGTGGTCCGCGGCGAGGCGTCTCGCGTGGCTATCAACTAAGGAGATATGAACCATGCCGATTTCTTTTTCGTCGATTCCCTCGGGGTGGAAGCTTCCGCTCGTATATATCGAGGTCGATCCCTCGCAAGCCGGCACGCCAACCTCACAAAAATATGCGTTGCTCGTCGATTACAAGCTCGCCGCCGGCGTTGCGCCGGTCGACGTCCCGATCGCGTGCGGCTCGGTTGCCGACGCGATCAATCTCGCCGGCCAGGGCTCGCCGCTCGCGCGCATGTACCAGGAATTTTTCTTGCTCAACAAGTCGACGCCCGTCTTGTTATTGCCGATCGCGCAAGCCGGCGCCGGCGTTGCGGCAACCGGCACGATTACGGTCGCGACACCGGCGACGCAAGCCGGGGAGCTCGCGCTTTATATCGCCGGCCAAAAGGTATCGGTCGGCGTCGCAACCACCGACGTCGTCGCCACGGTCGGGACCAACATCGCGGCGGCCATTATGGCGATGCCCGACTTGCCGGTCACCGCGGCGGCCGCGGGTGCGGTCGTTACCTTGACGTCGAAATGGAAAGGAATAAGCGCCAACGATATCGCGTTTGACTACAACGTGCTCGGCCCGAACGGCGGCGAAATGTTCCCGATCGGCCTCACCGTCACGCCGGCAACCGGCGGCAACCTTACCAGCGGCGTCGGCGTCCCGACCTGGACGACCGCGATCGCCAACCTCGGCGACGAGCCGTACGAATATGTCGGCCTCGGTTTCAACGATAGCGGCACCTTGCTCGCCTGGGAAACCGAATACGGCTTTAGCGACTCGGGTCGTTGGGGTTGGTTGCGCGAGGTTTATGGTCATGTGATCTCGGCCAAGCGCGACACCTATGCCAACCTTTTTAGCTACGGCCCGACCAACAATAGCGGCGTCGTTTCGCTCCTCGCGATCGAGCCGGATTCGCCGTCGCCGCTCTATGAATGGATCGGTGCCTATTGCGCGCGCGCGGCCGGGGCCTTGTCAATCGACCCGGCGCGGCCGTTGCAAACCTTGACGCTCGACGGGATCACGCCGGCGCCGAAACATTTGCGCTTTAACAAGACGCAATTGAACGCGCTCGCAAACGTCGGCCTCGCCGTGCAAATGGTCAACGCCGGCGAGATCGCCGCGCTCGCGCGTGAGCAAACGACCTATCAAAAGAACACACTCGGCCAAGCCGACAATGCCTACGAGCTCATGACGACGCTCGCGACCTTGGCCGAGCTTTTCCGCCGTATGCGGCAAAGCATCACAAACAAATATCCGCGCGTGAAACTTGCCGACAACGGGACTCGATTTGGTCCCGGCCAGGCGATCGTTACGCCGAACATTCTCAAAGGCGAATTGATCTCGGAATATCGCCAATGCGAATACGACGGCCTTGTCGAAAACGGCCAAGCGTTCAAGGCGGCGTTGATCGTCGAGCGCGACGACGTCGATCCCAACCGAGTCAATGTTCTTTGGCCGGGAGACGTTATCAACCAACTTCGAATGTTCGCCGTCCTCGCGCAATTCCGCTTGCAATTCCCGCTCGCGCTCGCGGCCTAACTGAAACCCGAAAGGAGATCGACCCATGTCAAATAGATTCGCGGGCGTTGCCTATTGGAGCGTCGACGGCCGGCAACTCGCCGTGCGCGGCAATCTTGAGGTCATGCCGTCACGCTACGAGAGGACCGGAATCGCGGGGCAAGACGCGGTTCATGGATATTCCGAATTGCCGGTCGTCCCTTACGTCGCCGGCGACGTCTCGACGCTGGAAGGCACGAGCGTCGAGGATATCGACGCGATTACCGACGCGACCATCACGGTCGAGGCCGCCAACGGTACGGTTTACTATCTCCGCAACGCCTGGCGCGCCGAACGCTCAACCGTCAATACCCGCGACGGGCAATTCCACGTTCGCTTTGAGGGTATGCAATGCGACGAGGTCGCGGTCGCGGCATAAGGAAAAAACAAAATGGCCGTCAATGTGACCGATATCAAAGCCCGCGAGGCAAGCGCGCCGCCGATCCCCGAGGAGCCGGCGACTCCATTACCGGGCTATTCTTGCGAGCTCACGCGACCGATCGAGGCACACGGTCAAACCGTGACGATGCTCGTGTTTCGGGAACCAACCGCGCGCGATCTCCTAAGCATCGGCAATCCGGTGATATTCGATCCGATCTCCGATCCGCCGAAAATCATGCACGATGAAAAGCGCATGAATGCAATGTTATCGGCGCTCGCCGGCGTGCCGCCGTCGGCGATCGCCTCGCTCACGACGCGCGATTTTATAACGTGCGCCTGGGGCGTAACGCCTTTTTTCGTGCCGGTGCCGGGCAAGATTTGATCGGCGATTGCATCGGCCTGGCGCTCAATTTCCATTGTAGTCCGCTTGCTTTCGCCGATCTCCCCATGTCGCAAATACACGATCTCATTCGCGAATTGATCGCGCTCAAGGACAAGCAATAATGGCGAACGAGCAAGACGAGGTCGTCAAGATCGTCGTCGAGGTCGTCGACAAGTTTACCAAGCCGCTTGAGGACATGCGAAAGCACCTCGCCGGCGTCGGCGACAAAGGTCCCGACGCCGAAAAGATTACAAAACATTTCGACAACTTGCGGGTCGCGGCGCGCAATGTCGGGAGCGCGTTGAGCGTCACGTTGTTGCCGGCCTTGCGCTCGCTCGGCCTCGGCTTTGCCACGATCGCAACGGCGGTGTTTGGCGCGGTGACCGCGCTCAAGGGCTTTGCCGGCAACCTCGATACCTTGAGCCGGCTCTCGCGCGAGACGGGCCTCACGATCGACAACATGCGCGAGCTTGAGGCCGTCGGTCGCCGCGTCGGCGCCACCACCGCGGAAATGCGCGAGGGTTGGCGCAATTTCGCCGCCGAGATGCACAAGATTCGCGCGCACGTTCAAAGCGAGACGTTAACCGGCTTGCGCGCGGTCGGCCTCAACGAATACGCCGACCGATTGCGCCAGGCCAAGACGACGGCCGAGGCGGAAGCTCTTATGTTTCAAGAGCTCGACAAAATCCGCGATCCCGACGAGCGCCGCCGTTTCCTGCAATTACATTTTTTGCCGCCGGAATTTGCCGACGCCACGCGCGCCGAACGCGAGCGCCTTATTGCCGAATATCGCAAGCAAGTCGGACCCGCCAACAAGGCCGCGGTCGACGCCTCGAAAAAGTTTATTGATTCGCTCGACGGCGTAAGCAACGCCTGGGAAGCGATGACAAAGCAAATGGCGCGCGACGGCACGCTCGAAAGCGCCGTCACCGGGCTCCAGGGCGCCGTTAACGCGGTCGACAAAATTAACGACGCGATCGCCGGCATCATGGGACCGGGATCGCTCGGCGACAAAGTTTTCGGACCCAAATCGGAAACCTGGCACGCGCCCAAATCGCCAGGCCGGCCGCTCACGATTTGGGAGCAACTCTTTGGCATGGGTTTCCCTACCGTCGATCCCGAGCATCCGGCGGCGAGCCCACAAAGCGACGAAAAAACCAAGGACACGATTAAGCAAGGCACGAGCGCCGGCGTGGTCGAGGGCCTCAAGAAAATGGCGCTCGATACCGGCGGCGGCGACGGCGCCTTTGGCGGCGCGTCATTGATCCGCGCCTCGCTCGGCGGCGGCGGCGGCCGCGGCGGACCAGGCGGCGGCAACGAAAGCGAGCCGGCGCCAGGCGGGCGCGCCAACATACCGGGCAACCGGCGCGCGGTTGCCGGGGCCGTCGTCGACGAGCTCCGCAAGGCCGGGCTATCCGACGAGGCGATCGCCGGCATCCTGGCGAATATCGGATCGGAAAGCTCTTTCGATCCGAGCTTGCGGCATCCCGACCAACCGGCTTACGGCGGCGAAGCACATTACGCGCATGGCCTTTATCAAGAGGGCGGCGCCGAGTGGAATAATTACGCGCGTTGGCTCCGCGAAAATCATCCCGGCGAGTCGTGGCAAGACCCGCGCTTGCAAACGCAATTCCTGATTCATCGGATGAAAACCGGCTATCCGAAACTTTGGGAAAAACTCAAGCACTCGGGCCGCACCGGCGCCGCGATCGCGTTCTTGCGCGAATACCTAAAACCCGCGCAACGGCATCAAGACGAGCGATCGCGCCAGTATCAAAAGGGTTTGCCTGGCGTCGAGGATTATACCGGGACGCCGCCGACGGCGGGCGCCAAGCCGCAAAGCGAGCCGGCACCAACGCCGCCGCCGGCGCCGGTCCCGCGCGAGCGATTGCGCGAAGCCTCGTTAAGCGCGGCGCCGCGCACCGAGGGCGCGGCCTCGCTCCGCGTCTCGCTCAACGGTTTCCCGCGCGGCACGCGCACGAGCACCGAGGCGAGCGGCGTATTCGGCGACGTCGAAACGCACCGCGGCAACATGCTCGCGACCGAGAGGGCTTAAATGGCCGAGCAAGACGAGGCGATCAAGGTCGTTGTCGAGGTCGTCGACAAATTCTCAAAGCCGCTCAACGACCTCAAGAAAGAGCTCGACCGCATTAGTGACCGCGGCGGCGACGGCGCCTCGAAAGTTAAAAAGCATTTTGACGGCTTGCGCGAGGCGGCGACCAACGTCGGCAACGCGCTCAACGCGACGGTCGTCCCGGCCTTGCGCGCGGTTGGGATCGGCTTTGGCGGCCTAGCCGCGACGATCGCAACCGCGGTGACCGCGCTCAAGGGCTTTGCCGGCACGACCGAGGTGCTATCGCGCCTAAGCCGTGAAACCGGCATCTCGATCGACCGTATGCGCGAGCTTGAGGCGGTCGGCCGGCGGCTCGGCATATCGGCCGGCGAAATGCGCTCGGGCTTTCGCGACTTTGCCGCGTCAATGCACCAAACGCGAC